TCCCGGACCTAAGTAGGTCCGGGATTAGTTCAACATCATGTTCTTGAAACAGATCAGCTAGGATTGGGATTGAATCGGGGTGGTTAAAGCATCTGAGGATGTCAGGTGAGATTTCCATTTTTTCTCTTTTGCATTTTTAGTGATTCCCATATCCACCATCACCATCATATCCATCACCATAATTTCCATCACCATCACCATTCCCATCCCAATTCCCAAACCCATACCCATATCCATTCCCATTTCCATCCCCACGACCATCCCCACGACCATTCCCATACTCAAACCCATTACCATATCCAAACCCATTACCATCTCCATACCCACTCCCAAACCCATCTCCAAACTCATCTCCAAAACTATGATGGAAAGTGTGCTTGTAGTTCAAACCCCCGGACCTAAGTAGGTCCGGGATTAGTTCAATACCATGTTCTTGAAACAGATCAGCTAGGATTGGGATTGAATCGGGGTGGTTAAAGCATCTGAGGATGTCAGGTGAGATTTCCATTTTTCCTTACTCACGAACATTACATCAATGATAGCCCGGACAGGGATTTTCCCTTCCGGTACTAAATCGTCCAAAATCGTCTCCGAGGTCGGACCAGAGATGAGTTCACTCAGTCCCCGTGTCGTCCCCCAGCGACGGATGGTCTTACCGTTCCGGTACTGAATCCAGAAGACGTGACCTTCTGGGTCCGGGATGTAGCAGATTTTCTGGTAGCCCCCGTCGAGGCTCAAGATTGCGATTTTCCAATCCTGGGGGATTTCGACCAAAACCTTAGAGTCGGATTTTTTGGAAGCCATTGGAATTTTCCTTTAGTTGAGATTATCGTTTTGGACTTTAAACTTTAAACTTCTGTCAGAAGACACTTCTTGACGGCGTACTTGCTCCTACCCAGTCGGTAGCGAACGTCAATCCCATTGTTCTGGCGGTACACGGAGTGATAGATGGGTTGTGTAGTGTTCATGTCGATGAACGTTCCGGTGTAAAAACATTCCTTTCCTCTGGAGTATTGAGAGATGTCCTTGTAATAAGAATCGTTACGAACCAGTCCTGTGACCAACACCTCCCCGATTTCGTACTTTGGATCGCACACCCATTGGATTCCATATATTCGGATCATTTTATGATGATGATCCTTACACGACTCAAAGGTAGTGTAATTGTTGAACACGGGCTTAGGGCAGGGTAAAAGGAAATTGAGTTTCCATTGGTTTGACTTGTTGTACTCTTTTGCTTGGGTCTCGGACATTAACTCCTTTTTCTTTTTGAATTCCTTAACCTTTATCTCTTTAGCCACGACCCCGTCACACTGGATTCCGTGTAGTTCGTCCATTTTCTCGCGGACGCAATCCGCAACGATGAACGATTCGGAATTCCTGGGGCACTCTAACCAGTTCCGTATAGAAGATTCCGGATCGGTCTTCCATACGAACCGTGGAAGGCGGACTTCAACCAGGATTTTTAACTCCCTACTTCCTACCTCCCCAAACACACGGACTCCAGTGGACGCTTTCACGTCGATGTTCGGGTCCAGTTGCCGACAGATTTCCTTGATGGCAACTTGGTATTTGTTTAAAATATTCACAAATTAATCTCTCTCGTTTGGTGTTTCAAGGCCCAAAAACACCCCTAGAATCGACAACCGTGGGTAACCCGAGGTTTATATTGGGCAACAGGGGTTTGCCTCTTTACGATGCCTTATTCAGTGGTTTAATCATGGTGTAAATTTGTACACTATTTAGTGTAGAATCAGGTTTACGAACTCCACCTTGTTATTCTCTTCCACGATGGTAATCTCTCCGCAGTCGTGTTCGGCCGTCGGACCAATCTTATTCCCAACCAAGTAGATTCGGGTGGGCCTGGATTTCCCCACGCCGACCAAATGGACTTCCGGGTCGTTGTTTTCTTCAATGGCTTGCTCGATCATTTCGATTGCCATCATCAGAGCGTTCCGATCTTTCTGTGTCACTTTAATTCCTTTTTCATTCTAGGGGGCTAAAATCCTAGGCTTCGGAAGCCTAGGATTTAGAATCGTCATCACTCGTTGCTGAAAACATCTCGGAGACTGTAGTCTCCATCACCATCCTCAACCTTAACCTCCTTATCCTCACAGTAGTCCGCCGCGATATCGTGTGGCATGGTGCCGGCCTCGATAGCGGACGCCACCGCCGTGTGTCCTGCGGCAGTCAGGGAATCGACTACGGCACAGTGTGCGTTGACCCGATTTTCCATCACCCGCTGTTGGGAGGCTCGGTTAGTGCTGACTCCCATCTTGACTGAGCCTTCCGACCGAATCCATGACATCGGGATCGAGAGAGCGAACGCACCGCTTTCCACATTCTTGATCGACGCTTCCAGCGTCTTCTTGTTCCGCTCCATATCCGATTCGAGCCGCGAAGTTGATTCGCGTGAATTTTCACGCTCCTGATACCGCGTTTGTGCTGCGGACATATTGTCCGCGTAGCGTTCATCAACTTGCGACAGTTCCCTCCGCAGGGCGATAATCGCCCTTTGAATGTGGTTCTCCGCATCCGATGCGTCGATCCGCGTCACACGCCACTGGCATCCCGCACGGGTAAGTCCTTTCAACCGGCGATACGGGATCGAGGAAGCCGGCAGAATCCAGCAGGATAGTGTAGTACGGATTCCGATGCCCCACATCCACTGACTCGGGTGCCGAAAAATCACACCGTTTTCGTCCCGGTATCTGGACGGATTGGTCGATACCGCTGCGGGGACATCGTATTCGAGACTGACCAGCGGAACGCTGGTGACCTTATTTTCCGGCATCCGCACGGACAGTTGATTCTCGAGGAACCACACTTGGAACCCCATCACTTTACCGGACAGTACAGGTAGGGAATTGCGCATCGGACAGGGGGCGGTGGTGTAGGACGACACCGTTGCGTCCTGCTTGGTGGTGTACCACTGATTGACGCCGTTTCGTTGCAGAACGATTTCGCTTCCGGACGCGATGTACTGGATGATCGTGTTCGACATGGGTTCTTCCTTCGTTTGGATTAGTAGGATGTTACAATGGCATGTCGGGCATGGAGGAGATTATCTCGGCAGCACTATGAGAGACACTCCGTAGTGCCCTCCAGACATCCTCCAATTCCTCTCTGAAGGAATGCAACGCTCTGCCCCTGGCGACATGCGTGGCAATCCGAGAGGCACTCAGGACAGCACTCCAGGCACCATTCTCGGTGATACTCTCAGCGGTACTCCATATGTCCCCCAATTCCTCCAGTGGACCACTCGGGATGGAACTCCGGACGACACTCCAGATGGCCTCTAATTCCTCACGGCTCGCGAGTCCCAGGGCAAACCTCTCCGCGACGGCGAGAGTGGCGTCAGTCTCGTTGAATCCCCACTCTGGAAGTGGGGCGTATCGAGAGCGGATAAGGCGGATGACGGCCACCACATACAGTCGCCGGACCCACTCGGCGTTAATACGATTTATATTCGACTTTACTTCCAAAGCCGAAGCCGGACACTTATCCCACCGTACACCCTCTCGGAGGGCGATCCGAGTAGCCATCCACCATCGACATCTGGCAGCGGGTTCGGGACGGTCGTTCTCCTCCAGCCAGTCCGCGTAGACGAGCCAGGCTGTATCGTCGTCCGGGTTCGCTGCCACCGCGACCCGGAACAAGATTTCTTCCTGGCCGACGTGGTGTTTTGTGGATAACACCTTATCTGGTTTACTAAATGGGACCATTTATTTAACCATAGAAGGAGTAACTGCTACTACTACTACTCCTACATCTATCTATATTCCTACTACTACTATTACTCCTACTACTCCTACTACTCCTACTACTACTACTACTACTACTACTTCTACTCCTATTCCTACTACTCCTACTCCTACTCCTACTCCTAGTACTACTATTCAAATAGCCAGTGATATAGGAGTTCCAACTCCCAATAGATGGACTAGGATAATCTAATGCATCTAATCTGTACAAAGATTCTAAATCGTACCAACCATTATCTCCACAATAATCTGCCGCTACCAGGAGCGACAGATTATCTGGTGTACTAAATGGAATCATTTAGACATCCTCGGTGATACTACTCCTACTTCTATTACTACTACTACTTCTACTCCTACTACTACTACTACTCCGACTACTTCTACTACTACTATCACTACTACTACTACTAATACTCCTACTACTACTAATACTACTACTTTTACTCCTAGTACTATCACTACTACTACTACTCATACTCATACTAATACTATTCCAGTAACCAGTTAGATAGGAGTTCCAACTCCCAATAGTTGGACTAGGATAATCTAATGCATCTAATCTGTACAAAGATTCTAAATCGTACCAACCATTATCTCCACAATAATCTGCCGCTACCAGGAGCGACAGATTATCTGGTGTACTAAATGGAATCATTTAGACATCCTCGGTGAAAAGTTTGTGAGGCCATTTGGCATTTGATGCCCAATGGACAGTCCGGTTTCCGATGAATTCTAGTGCCATCTCAGGCGTAGTACCCCTCCGCATGAACGCACCAAGTCTACCAGTATTCTCCACCCATGCACACTCCTCTAGTGTGCAGGTATGTGGACCGTGGATATCGACTACGCGACCAACGTAGTAATGGGACGTTACAGACTCCACAAAGTAGCATTCTCCGATGACCATGATAGTTCCTTCAATTCTCGAGGGTTAGGTTAAATACCACTACTTCTTGCAGTCACGATAGACTTACTTTTACTTGTCCGCCGATTGGCGCTGCTACTACTACTACTACTACCATTAATTCTACTACTCCGACTACTAGCACTACTCCGACTACTAGCACTACTCCCGTAGTATATACTACTCCTACTGCTCCTAGCACTATTACTGCTACTGCTACTGCTACTCCTACTGCTAATGATACTGCTACTGCTACTCCTACTCCTGGTAATACTACTACTGCTACTGTTCCAGTAACAATTACTCCAATTGTTCCAACTCCCAATAGTTGGACTAGAATACTCCAGTGCATCCAACCTATATGCAGATTCTAATCCATACCAACAATTATCTCCACAATAATCTGCCGCTACCAGGAGCGACAGATTATCCGGTGTATTAAATGGAACCATTTATTTAACCCTTAAGTGATACTGCTACTACTACTACTACTACTCCTACTGCTACTACTACTACTACTACTCCTACTCCTACTGCTACTACTACTACTCCTACATCTATCTATATTCCTACTACTACTATTACTCCTACTACTCCTACTACTCCTACTACTCCTACTACTACTACTCCTACTACTACTCCTACTACTACTCCTAGTACTAATCCTACTACTACTATTCAAATAGCCAGTGATATAGGAGTTCCAACTCCCAATATTTGGAGTAGGATACTCCAGTGCATCCAACCTATATGCAGATTCTAATCCATACCAACAATTATCTCCACAATAATCTGCCGCTACCAGGAGCGACAGATTATCCGGTGTATTAAATGGAACCATTTATTTAACCCTATGGAAGTGGGAAATAGACCCCACTCCTCGTGTTGTGTGGAGGCCGGCAACGTTGCCGGCCTCCAACGTATTCGCTCTCACGTTTGGGCGTTTTCGATTACGAACAACGCCGCCTCTTCCGGCGTGTCACCCCCATCGAAGAGTCCCCAGAAGTCCACGTCCGGTAAGTCAGAGGTGGACAGGCCACAGAATAACATGGCGACACAATAGTCCACCTTCTCCATCCACTGATCGAAGTCCGTCATGTTGACTCCTTTTCGTTCGGCCGTCCGAGGATGGTTTCGTTCCATACACTGTAGGAAACCGAGTTTCCTGTTGCCGTGTCACTTGCGTGAACACAGCCGAGAATGGTTTTAACTCGGACGTCCGGGTCGCCTTCGTCGGGCAACGAGTTAACCCGGACGCGGAACCCAGGGTGGGTCTTTATGTAATCCAGTACGCAGTGGAGTGCCCAGTCCTTGGCTTGGGAGTACCTCCAGAAGACACATGACACGATGGTGATAGTGTCATTTTTGTACTTCTCCGACTTCGTCACGACGAATACGTCCTTCATATTCATACCAACTCCTTCTCTGTGGTCTGTTCCACCAGAATGTATTCCGGCATCCCCTCCCAGAATTCACATGCCTTGAGGAATTTTAAGGCTTCCTCATCGGGATCGAACTGCACCGCGTGGGTGTAGCACGAAGCTCCGGGCGAGTTGTAGTTTCCAAATGCCCCCGTGTAGATCGTCCACTCCTTGTAGTCGATCCAGTACCACTCCCCCTCCATCTGTCCATCGCCGTATTCCTTCTGATTGACGTAGTTAATCTTTTCACAGTACAAGTTGAAGTCCTTGAACCCACACAGTTGGAAAGTGTGGTTATCGAAGGCGGAGTAGATGTTGGACATAAGAGATTTCTTTAGTGGGGTTGAGAATCGGGGCCGGAAAAGTTCCGGCCCCAGACTTTGATCCGTTCAGACAGAAGCCTTCAAGACCGAGTTGATTTCCTTCTTGATCTGTTCGGTCTTTTTCAGACCGAACATCTTCACTGCTGCCGGAATCCACTGTTGGATCAGTAGCGGTTCCGGCTTGCTGTGCAAGCCGATGTTCGGAGGAAGAACGCGAAGCTCTCCCTTGGATTCATAGAACTTGAAAACCAGCGTTTGAGTATTCCCGCTCAATAGCGGGGTTTCCACGGTGAGGAAGAGTTGCGTCATCCTGACGCAGCCCTTGCTTTCCTCGTTGGTCTTCTGACAGATCTTGGAGAAGAACAATTTCTTCACCACCACTTCCCAGGTGAATTTCCTCACTGGTGGGGCCGAATCGTTGATCTGTTTGACGTATGATCCAGTTTTTAGCATTAAACTCTCCTGAGAGTAGGTCTGGGAATCAGACCAGGAATGAGACTAAGGGGAGTCGAACCCCCAGGTTGATTGTACCTCCGGCCCGATGCCGGCGTCTCATGTCCCAACGCTGTTGTGCGTATTCCCGTTTCCCCATCTAGCCCTTTGTAATAGGGGCTTGCCTCTTCCTATGCCATATCTGACTTCTTGCGGAAGTCGGGCGGTTATCGGTTTGGCTTTTAATGGTCTATGTCGAATCCGGGCTTTACATTTTCCTCATTCCGGCCGACCCTTTCGGATAGACTCAAAACTATGGCACCAGAAGATCAGGCAATGTCTAGAAGACGTTCCGGTCTGATCTTCATACGGTTAGTTGGGAAGTTATACCCTTTCGGGCTTCTTTCCTGTTCACCGTTGGTTCTCGGAAGTGTAGTCGCCTCGGCCTAGTAGCCGGGTGGGACTTTTCAGTGTGCTGCATCGCGTTTCCCCAACCACTGCCGGGCGGTTACTAGTTCCGATTACTACCCTACCCTACCCAATTGGGCGTACCTTGTAGGGGTTCTATCGGGTACGTTCTGCCGCTCGGCTCACGGTCGATGCCAGCTCACTTCAAGATGTCAAAGATCGGGGGGCGGTGGGGGGACAACTGTTGCGGGTCAAGCCCGCTCGTTTACCTCACACCGACCTAGGTAGTACGTTTTATTGTGTCGATAAAAAAATGGCCAGAGGTTTTTCAGGTTTTTTCATTCTAATTCTATGGTGTTAGTGTTGATGTTATACTGCTAACATGTTGACTTTTCTCCACGATCTGTTAGAATGTCCCTAAACCTTATTGAGAGGAGAGTCCACTATGGCCGAGAAACGACGGAAGAAATCGAAGTGGAGGCCCGAATTTGTAGTGAAAATCTACGAACTGTGTCGGGACGGGTTAAAGCTCCAGCAGGTAGCGAATGCCATTGGAGTCACCTTGTCCACACTCAAGGATTGGCGTATCTCCGACGAAGCCGTCGATTACGCAATAGAGCGTGGACAAGACATGGGACAGAAAGGCACTGCTACTACCTTCATCGAACACGCTTTCGAGAGACTCCCTCCTGACCTTCAGGAAACATGGTCCAGCCTCCTGGCTATTCGGGAGGAACCCAACCCCGAGAAGAGGGCGGAAATGCTCCTAGACGGGTGTGGGAAGCGGGCCAGACAGGTTCTTTTCGTCCATGCTCTTGTCCATACTGGTTTTAGGATGCCCGAGGCGTGTAGGATGATTCGGGTGTCCACTCACACCGTGACAAAATGGAAGCAGACCGATCCTGACTTCCTGGAACTCATGGATAATATCCATGAGATGAAGAAGGACTTCTGCGAGGGAGCATTGATGGGATTGGTAGCAGTCGGTGACACGTCCGCCGTTCTATTCACCAACAAAACCCTTAACCGGGACCGAGGATACGATCCCAAGATCACCATTTCTCACGAGGGTAACGTCCGCCATCAATTAGATATCTCCAGCCTGGACCTCCCAGCCGAAGTCCTACGTATGGTAATGGAGGCGGCCAGGAAGAAGAACGAGCCACCACAATTAGAAGCATCCAAAGAAGTCCGAGTGATCGAGTCCAAAGTCCTGAAAAATGAAGAGGAGGATTTCCTCAAGTAAATCAGGAAATTACCTTTTCTCAAGGATTCTAACGCAAGGACCACATATGATCGTTGATCCGGACAAAGTGGAGGCAGCTCTCTACCGCAAGTCCTTTTACGAATTCCTGAAAGCATTCTGGCACGTTATCATTCCGGAAAAGCCAGTATTTAACTGGCATCTAAAATATCTCTGCGACCGGGCACAGAGGATATGCGAGAGGATATTCCTTGGAGAGCCAAAAGACGGCGATCTCGTGTGCAATGTCCCACCTGGAACGAGCAAGTCCAGTGTTTTCAGCATTATGCTCCCAGCTTGGTGTTGGACCAGAATGCCATCTTTCCGATTCCTTGGTGCTTCTTTTGCCCACGACCTCTCCCTCGACTTGTCCCGTAAGTGTCGGGATTTGATTAAGTCCGAAAAGTATCAGAAACTGTTTCCCAACATAGAACTTAGATCGGATCAGGACACAAAGTCCTATTTCGTAAATACCAAGGGTGGAATGCGATATTCGGTTGGAGCTGGAGGCTCCCCACTCGGGAGACACTTCCACCTTATCGTGATAGACGATCCAATCAACCCTCAGGAGGCCATGTCCGAGTTGGTAATCAAGTCCACCAATGGTTGGATCGACGGAAGTTTATCCACGAGAAAGATCGACGCCCAGGTATCCTGCATAATCCTGGTAATGCAGAGGCTTCACCAGGACGATCCATCTGCTTTCATGCTGAAGAAGGGAAATGTCCGACACGTTTGTTTACCTGCCACGGACGAGTATCATATATACCCGGAGAGGATGAAAGAATATTACAAGGACGGACTACTAGACCCAATACGCCTCCCCAAAGCCGTCCTGGACAACTGGGAGACTTACGGAAGTTATTTTTTCTCGGGACAGTACGGACAAGATCCAGTCCCCCTTGGCGGTGGCATGTTCAAGACGGATTGCCTTAAGGAAGGATTTCCACCCAAGATAAAAATGACTATCCGATACTGGGATAAAGCCGGAAGTCTGGGAAAAGGAGACTGGACAGCCGGAGTGAAGATGGGTATGGATCACACTGGACGTATATGGGTACTCGACGTGCAGAGAGTAAGACTGGACGCCTTCAGGCGGGAGAAACTAATCCATCAAACTGCCGTGATAGATGGATCAAAGGTAAGGATCGGAGTGGAACAAGAACCAGGAAGTTCCGGTAAGGAGAGTGCAGAGAACACCGCAAGGACTCTAATAGGGTTCAGAGTAACCCTGAACCCCGTTTCAGGAAAAGGAGCTAAAGAGCAAAGGTGGGACCCTCTGGCCACTCAAATCAATGCAGGAAATGTTTATTATGCAGACGGACCCTGGGTAAAGGATTTCAAGGAAGAATTAAAGTTCGCCCCCTTTGGAAGTCACGACGACCAGATAGATGCCGCCGCTGGAGCTATGTCCATGTTAATTCGTGGACGAGCAAGAGTTGGAGGACTCAAGCGGCATAATGCAAGGATAGAAAAGGAAAGCAATAAGACTCAACAAGCTCGAATGATCTCTGGCGGAAATCTTTAAAGGAGCAAAACGTGATCGTGTCATGCAACCAGGATAAATATCCAGGAAGTATCGAACCCCCTTTCCGTCCCCTGGATCTAATAGATTCCAAAGGAAATAGAATATCTGGAAACTTCGTGGAAGCATACGATAAGGAGGAAGGAAAAGTATGGAGAATCCAATTAAAAGACTCCAACTCCAACTCGAAAATTCCCAAAACCGTATTAAGAAACATCCAAACTGGAGAAATCCACGAATATGAAGAAGGACGAGTCTGGCTTCCAAAAGGTTGGGAAGAAATATTAATGGTGGAAATCGAACGACATCCTCCCCCCCTGATGGAAGCACTTCCCGAATAAAGGAATAAAGGGAGAACGGGGGTAAAAGAATAAAGGGAAAATGAGGAAAATGAGGAAAATAAGGAAGTATAGAAATAAGCGGGAAAATGATAGAATGTGTATATAAACTATATGAGAATAAAAGGTTCAGGATGTGTGGAAGTATTTCAGCTCATGTTTAGTACAGGGAAGGATCAAATGGGGAGAGGACTACTTATTGGGTAGAAGTAATTTATAAATAGGAGGGTATTTCCCGAGAAAAACCCATTTCGTTTTCCTGTCCCGGAAAAGTGTACATATTTACAC